CAGCATTTGTTGCAGCTCAAGCGGCTGGTGCAGTAACTGGTGCGGTTGGTGGTGTAGTTAATTCAATTACAAGTTTTTTTGGAAGTGAAGAAACTAAAGGTCCTATTCAAAAAATTATAGACGTAGCAGATTCTATTAATGTCTCAAGTCTCGATAAACTAAAACTTTTAGGTGACGGTATGTTTCATCTAGGAAAAGGTCTGGCGGCCTTTGCTGGTGCCGATGCATCTTCAGTAAATAAAAACATCTTGGCAATGCAAGACATTGGAAAGATGGAAATAGGTCAAAGTTTTGATAAAATAATAGATGCAGGAACTCAATCACAAGAAAATAAGACGATAGACTTTGCACAAAAATCAGCAATGAATGTAAGTGGTGGACAGGTAACTATCAATAACGACAATAGTGTTATTAATAATGATAACAGGAATAGCTCTATCTCTCAGACTTCAGTTGCTGCTAAAATAAATGCAGCTGGTCAAGATGAAAAATTTAAGTAGGGGGAGCCAAGAATGACTCCCCAATATAGATTAAGCTGTTTCAGCTAACTTCTGAAAGTAATCCATTCCTTCATCTGTCTCTTCACCAGAGTCTGCTGCTGGTTTAGGTGGAGCCGTATAAGGTTGACCACCATCAAAAGGAACATCTTCTTTTGTCTGATTAGGGGGAGAAAATTGTGCTCCACCAAGACCAAGAACACGATCAAGTTTGGTTTTAAGTTCATCGAAAGATTTGAACTTATCTTCACTCACCAATTCCAAGAGAGAATGTTCTGTATTCCAGATTTCTTCCATCCTAGTATCATCATCCAAAAGTGGGGATGTTGCATCAAACTCTGACTTATCATAATTAGAATAACCTTCTACTTTACGAATCTTCATCTTGAAGTTTGCACCACTCCAAAGATCAAATGGATTGACTGCATTCTCATCTTCAAATGCTGGATTCATTAGGTCATTAATCTTGTCAAAGATTTTCTTACCAAAACGATACAGTTTAATAGTACCCTCATTTTCTGGATGAGCTGGGTCTTTGAGGATATACACATTAGCTGTGTAATTCAAACGACGCTTCTGTTTACGAGCAATCTCTTTGTTCGCCTCAATACCAGAATTCCAGAGTTGTGAATTATACTCACTCACTGGATCTTTTTGACCAAGAGTAGTCAAAGAGTTTTCGATGTACCATCCACCTGGACCTTGAAATCCATGATTCCAGATACGAGCCCACGGAAGCTCTTCTCCAGTTGGTGCTGGTAGAAATCGGACAACAGCATAACCATTTCCTGACTTGTCCAACTCTGGACGCCAGTAACGGTCATCAACATCACCGAATGAATTTGGGTTTGAGATTTTCTCTGTCTCTTTGATAAGAGATGCGAGGTTAGTTTTACTACGTTGCTTCATGTCTGAGAACGACATATTGTACTCCTTATATTATTGTTTAGCGATGTATTAATGTATAATTATATTATATCATAAAATATTCGACTTGTCAAGTACCTATATTGGTAACTTGGCAGTCTTAGGTAAGAAGTTCAATACTTCTGCTTCTTCCCTAATCTGAGCCTTGAGTTTGGTATTCACCAACTGGGCTGCAGTTTCTGGTTCCATTCCATTCTGATCACAGTAATGAAGAATGGCGTCCATGTGACTTAGTTTAGTTTTATCAACTAATGCTATAATCTTTGTATAAAATTCACTTGAGGTTTGTGTTTGTAGTGCCATTAAAATTCCTTAATTTCATCACAAATTCCTAGTTTCTTAGCCTCCTTAGCATCCAACCACACATCTTGTGGAGGAAGAAGGTATTGTCTAATTTTCTTATCATCAAGTCCAGTACACTTTTTATAATGCTTAATCATTCTGGAAGTAGTAAGGTCAAACTCTTTAACCGCAGCGAAGAGTTCATGTTCCTTACCAAATGAACCCCAGCTAAACTGGTGAGAAAGTATAGAAGTATTTGGAGTTAACATTCTTTTCCCCTTTACTCCAGATATGAACAGTAACAATCCACACGATGCGATCATACCAAGACCAGTAGTTTTTATCGGAATAGCTGATCCTCTCATAACATCAATCAATGCGAAACAAGCAGCAAGGTCACCTCCTGGCGAACATATAACAAGATTTAATTCTGGATGTTTTTTCTCTGTAGTGAGGTTTGCTTCCATTATCCATTCAATCGCACTTTGAACAGAACTCATATCTATATCATCAAACATGAGGTGGTAACCTGCATCATCCAGACTACTCACCTCTTTCTTAGTTTCTTCACTTGCCATAATAAATCTCTATTTAAAGGTTTATAATATTATATCATTTTTTTCTCCATTTGTCAACTCGGCCGAGGAAAGCATTCTTTACTACAATAAGTTCTATATCCAGACTCTGAGTGATATCGATTTCCACACGCTCGACACGTTGACATTTTTTGATTAGTAATAACCACTCAAAAGTCACCTCTCGTAACTGCTGTTATCTCATCAATCCGTTTATTGAGACTGTCAGTTCTGCCAGGCCATTTAATCCATTCTCTCTTGTCACCATCTTTCGCAAGATTCTTGAGAAGTGGAAGAATCAACTCTTCTACTTGATTCATTCGGGAACCCCACTTATCGTTGAGTTCTTCTTTTCTATCTGTCATTTCATCACTCAAAACTCTCATACTATCAGTAAGACCTGAGATCTTAGATTCTATTTTTTCTAACTCAGGTTTCATACTAGCAGTAGCAGTAGAAACCGCTTCCTTTGCTGTATTAACCACAGTAGTTTGTTGCGCGTTGTACTCGTCTTCGCTGACTGTACTAAAACCAAAATCATTTAAATCAGCCATTTTCTTTTTCTCCATTTACTGTTGGTGGTTGTTTATCGTGAAGTTGTTGAGATTCTTTATCCTCAGCATCATCCTTATCTTTGAACCAGTAATCTGTAGATTTTGCGAGGACTCCTACGAAAGCACCAGTTAAAATATTAATTAGATCGCGGGCGCCATCTTTGAGTTCTGAAAAAAACAACAAATATAGCAGGATTAAAAATGTTCCAGATGTAATTAAAGAAAGTGAAAATCTGGCTAACCAGTTCATTCTCTTTCTACTTTCTATTCTTTCAAATTTTAGGGCTTCCATAGGGTCATTTTTCCACAAGGCTTCTTCTGAAGCGTTTATCATTTCAACAGCAGTGTTCAGTTTATTATCATTACGTCTAGACTTTTTGACGTTTGATGGAATCTGAATTTTGGGTTTATGTATTTGTATTTTTGCCATCAGTCTTCATCCCATTGTAGTAATTCATGAACACCCTGTTCTTCTAGAAGAAGACGATTCTTCCAATGTTCATCTTTTACGTCATCTTTGTTCTGTCCAGTGTAACCAACTGCGAAACCATTTTCACACATCCACTTGTTGATGTTTGTCCATCCACCAAACTCGTGTCCATCTTCAGTACAGTTAATCCAAAGTTCGCCCAATACTCTACCGAACTTACCTCTGCTATCTGACTCTGGACATCTACATTGTATTTCAATATCATCTCTGTCTGACAATATTGCCCAATGTATCCACGATGTCAATGCAACTTTGGATAACTTACCATAGATTTTTTCATTCTTATGTCTTGTTCTGGATTCTGGTGTGTCGATTCCTAGTAGACGGATTCTATTGCATATCCGTACATCAAAACCTAAATCAAAAACTGCATCGATAGTATCCCCATCGATAATTCTTTCTACAGCTGTTATGTTATAAATAAATTCACAAGGTTCTTCGTTGATATATTCAGCCATTAGCTAATCTCCAATCAAATTTTATTTTATTATTTGGCCAAGAAACTTCACACCTACCAGCATTGTATGGAAGGTCAAAATTTTTATAAGACATTCCTGTATTTTTTTCATATACTTCTGGCACTAGATAATATGGTGGTTTATCACCTTTAAGTATGTCGTGCTCAAATTGTCTTCTAGTCTGTTCTACTTGTTTAGACGATGTAGGTTGATTTTCTATAATAGCCATGATGCCTTTCGTAAATGTAGTAGGAAGGTTTTAATTCAATTCTGAATCTGTATTCTGTTTCAAGGAAAAACCTCCCCCCAAAAACCCATCTACATTACGCTGCTAGTGCAACGTGTGCAGAAATATAATCGTTATTATTTGCGATTAAATTGTTCGATGGTGGTCATCACCCTTTTTGTTCTCTCTGATATTCTCTCTAGCAATCGAATACCCGATGGCCCCAACAACGGAACACACATAAGATATGGCGAAAAGTATCATCAAGAATATTAAATCCGTAAAAAAGATGATAGTGCTTTTCGTTTTCTCAAACATATGTGGCCTTGGTGGAGCCAGCTGGAGTCGAACCAGCGTCTTACTTAGATACATTCTCAGGTCATCAAACAAAATTCTTTACATATATTTATGTCTCACTTGATTCAGTGGCTCAATCCAGCGAGATTTAGTTTCTCTGAACAGCAATGGTTCCTCATTCTCTACTGCCATAATGATTACGATATTATTGATTGGGATTCCAGTTCGTTCCTCGTATGCATGAGCATAGAATGCACCCTGCATAAAATAGGAGTGACACATCGACCAAGTTTTGATTCTCCTTGAAGTCTTATAATCTATGATAGCTAATTTTCCATCAAACTCTGCTATCAAATCTGTTCTTCCAGCTAGACCTAGAGTTTCAGAATATAGAGCACCTTCTG